GCTAAGGGTGGAATGGTGTCTGCTGGTGCTTCTAATCCAGCTACGCAGAAGCGTACGCCTAAGAAGTAAGGCATTGTATTATGATTGATGATCAGAGATTCTTTAATCAACCAAGACCCAAAGCGCCTAACTACCGTAAGAAGGCCCGTAAAGCTTTGCGTGAAGCAGGTAAGCTAGAAGGCTTGAACCCTCAGCAGCGTAAAAGACGAATAGCTGGAAAAGCTAAGCGTATGAAAGCTAAAGATATGACTGTTGCAGGTAGCAACCCTATGAATAAAGTAATGTTCTCTAAGGGTGGCATGGTAGCAGCAGGTGCGTCTAACCCAGCAACACAGAAACGTACTCCTAAGAAGTGAGTCTAGCCATGAGCATTAAAGAACACAAGGCAGCACTTGAAGCTGCAGGTTTTACAGTAGCAGGTGATGTAGCAGTACTTGATCGTGCAGGTATTGTTGTAGCTGAAGATCATCCACATGGCTTCTGGTCTAAGAGTGCAGAGGTAGATGCTATCCTAGCTAAGCCTGTGTCTAAGCCCAAGCCAGTTGTAGTTGAGCCTGAAGAGGAAGCCGAAGAGTGACACTCGTAAGCCCCGGCAAACCAGCACGTACTAGAAGTGAAGCTGTCTCTTGTGAAACAGAAGATCAGCTAGAGACTCTCTATACTTGTCCTGCTAATTGCCGGGCAGAAGTGACTATGCTGTTTGTAGTGAATGCAAATGGTAACACTACTGTGAATGCTTACTGGTATCGTGATTCATTGTCTGATTCTTTTAATATTCTTGGTGGCAAGAACATGACAGCAGGTGAGTATATCCTGCTTACTGGTGCTACACTTGTGCTAGAACCCGGAGATGAAATACGAGTAATGCCTACAGCTAATGCATCGCCTGACATTGACGCTATGTGTACTGTTACTGAAACGTTTATCCCAGTAGGGTGATAACGGGTATTCCGTATTAGCAATTCTACTGGCCCACGATTTGAGTATAACTATGTGTGACCGCTAACAGAAGCGGGTAATCACAACATAGGAATACAAATCATGAAAGACTTTTTAGCACGTATGTGGGCCGCTTATGAACGTTACGCAGAACGCAGAGCTACGTATCTTATCCTTAACGAACTATCAGAGAAGCAACTGAATGACTTGGGGTTCAGCCGTAGCCAGCTTAGGGATCGTCTTCGTACTCTCAGCATGTAGTACCACACAGATAGTGCTGCCATCTTCTTGCTTAGATAAAGATAAGACGTGTGAGAGAAACCTGAATGCACAAACATTATCAGCTATCGGGCAGGAAGAGGCAGCGTTACAGCTTATGTGTACTGACACTGCTGTGCGTGATGTTATGGGTGACCAGTGTATCAGCCCAGAGCAATAACGTTACAGGCGACTTCAACGAGAACTACGATAACTCGACAGTCAGCAGTAACAACGTAGACGAGACTGTAACGAACAACTACAATGCTACAGGTGCAGGTAGCCCAGCGCCAGTCATGTCAGCAATAGCACCTACAGTTATGGGTGGTGGTGGCAATGATAGCTGTCTAATGCCAAACTCTGTAGGTATACAGTTAAGTATTGTAGGTTTGTCTAGCGGTGGCATGTCTCAGGATGAAGCATGTAACATTCGTAAGAACGCTAGACTACTAGGCTTACCACAACAGATGGGTGGCTTAGGACTACAGGTGAGTGCTATCTCAGTTATGTGTGGCTCACCAGAAGTATTCAAGGCTATGCTTCTAGCCTCGACACCTTGCCCTATAACGGATGTTGTAACAGGCAAGTTACTAATGGGTTCTGATGCTGTAGATCAGTATAGAGCCAACCCTGAAGCGTACATTGTTGGTTATGAGGAAGATCAACAATTCTATGATACACTGTTACGTATAGGAGAGGACTTAACAGATGAACGGCAACAAGCTCAAGCTGATACTAGGGACACTCGTTCTCTTTCTGAGCGCTTCAGGACTTCACGCACAAACAGGTGATCAGAAGATTCAGGACTTAATTAACACTATGCAGGTCATTGATGACCGCTTGGAATTATCTGTCAATCTTGGTATAGGTGCTGTAGGCTACGCTGAAGTAGGCGGGGTTATTGTAGATGGCTCTCTTGATGGAGCTAAAGTTACTGAGGCTATGTTGCTAGCCTATCAGAATGCAGCAGCAGAAGTTCTAGCACATGACTACGAAACTGCACAGACTGCAGAGCAAATGTTTATTCAGAACCACAACGCTGCCATGAATGACTTGACGTTGGCAGTAGATGTTCTTGCAGATGCAACTAGTGTACTTATGACTGCTACTGGCGTTATTGCAGTCGCTGCAGAAGCTGACACAGCGCCAGAACAAGTAGCATTGCAAGGCATGTTGGCTACAGATGAATACTCTATTGACGCTGCAGAAGTAAGTGAGTATAATGAAGCCTTGACTAACGTTGAAGCTTTAGCACAGGAAGCAGGTGCATACTTAGCGGCAGCTAACAATGATGCACTTACTGCAAGTATTGACAGCTATACAGCTAACAATGGCATCGTAGTTGGCACATACTCTGCTCTCACGTATACACAAAGCGTAGACGAGTTTATCATTGTATGGGATGCAGCAGGAAATAGCACAGGCTATCAGGGTTACTTGACGAATGACTTTAAAGATGCACAAGACATCTATGGTGCAAGTCAGTACATCCTAGAGTATGGCGGCCCATCGCAAAACATGTAAGGTGACGCATGGAGAATACAGAACTTAAGATAGGCAGCTTTACTTTCAAAGGCTGGTACATCATGGCAGCGTTGCCTATCTTGTCTGGTATCAGTGGTGCTATCTACTTTGGCTACGATACAGTACAACGATTCTATGCTGTAGAGGCTGGCATTGTAGAAGTAGTAGAGAAGTCAGACAGCTTTGATGAAACAGCTACATCACTAGCATCACGTATTCAAGCACTAGAACAGGCGGTAGCAGATAACGATGTCCGTGGTCTTAACACTCGTCTGTCTCAGATTAGTACGCAAATGCAAACTATCTTGGAGCAACAAAGAACGCTCCTAGACTTACGTAGTCAAGTAGAGAGAAGTACAACCATCACAGATGGCATTGGTGACAAGCTAGATATCATTCAGACTGAGATTGACGATATCTGGACAGCATATGATTCTCTTGTTGACAACCCACTATAAGGTATGATACTATGGCTAAACAGCTAACAGAGATGCAACAGAAGTTCCTTGAGGTTCTCTTTGACGAGGCTAATGGTGACGTTGTGCAAGCTAAAAAGCTAGCAGGCTATAGCGACAACACACCTACACGTCTTATCGTAGATGCACTTAAGGACGAGATTACTGAGGCTACTAGAACTTACTTCTCTCGTATTGCCCCTAAGGCAGCTATGGCAATGACACAAGCCTTGTACGATCCTACAGAGCTAGGACTACGTGACAAGATGGCAGCAGCTAAAGACTTGCTTGATCGTGCTGGCTTGGGTAAGACTGAGAAGGTAGACGTGACATCAAGCGGGGGCGTTTTCTACCTACCACCAAAGGAAGGTAAGAACGAATAGAACTGAATGCCAGACTTAGATAGAGAATCACTAGGATACTGGCAGCTACCTAAGCCACACAAAGGCGAAGAAAAAGAGTGGCACATCATAGTTAGAACAACTAAGTATGTACCTTTCGGCTATAAGATACACCCTGATAATGATAAGCTATTAGAGCCAATACCTGACGAACTGGAAGCATTAGATAAAGCTAAGCAACACTTAAAACAGTTCAGCTACAGAGAAGTAGCTATTTGGTTAACTAAGCAGACTGGCAGATACATATCACATGTCGGTTTAAAGAAGAGGGTAGACATTGAGCGAAGACGTAAGAAAGCAGCTTCAATTAAACGCAAGCTTGCCAAGCGGCTCGAAGAAACCCTATCGGAGATCGAAAAGCTCGAAACGCAAGGGGTCGGGGCGTACCGCATCAGAGAGCCAGAGTGATCAGCCACAGGTAGAAACAGTCGCTACTCATGTCAACGAGACTGTTCCCGCACAGGCTATGGCTCCTGAGTACAATGTCGAGGCTGCGCAGGATATTGTGTTCAAGCCAAACCCCGGCCCCCAGACGGAGTTCCTCAGTGCTAGTGAGCGAGAGGTACTTTACGGTGGTGCAGCAGGCGGCGGTAAGTCATACGCTATGCTTGCTGACCCGTTGCATGGATTGAATGATCCTAACTTCAGTGGATTGCTTGTACGCCATACTACTGAGGAACTTCGTGAGCTTATACAGAAAAGTCAGGAACTGTATCCTAAAGCAGTACCCGGCATTAAGTGGTCAGAGCGTAAGTCACAATGGATTAGTCCACGTGGCGGTAGACTTTGGATGTCCTACCTAGATAAGGACATGGACGTGACACGCTATCAAGGTCAGGCGTTTAACTGGATTGGCTTTGACGAACTTACACAGTGGCCTACCCCGTATGCTTGGGATTACATGAGGTCACGTCTACGTAGCGCCCAGTCAAGTCAGCTAGGCTTGTACATGAGAGCTACAACTAACCCCGGTGGTGCAGGCCACGCTTGGGTTAAGAAGATGTTTATTGATCCTGCACAAGCAGGTAAGCCTTTCTGGGCTACGAATATCGAAACAGGCGAGACTATCACGTTTCCTGCAGGACACTCTAAAGCAGGACAACCGTTGTTCAAACGTAGGTTTATTCCTGCTAGCTTGTTCGATAACCCGTATTTAGCTGAGACAGGTGACTACGAAGCCATGCTTCTGTCGTTGCCAGAACATCAACGTAAGCAGTTGCTAGAAGGTAACTGGGATATCAACGAAGGGGCGGCATTCCCTGAATTTAACAGGCAGATACATGTCGTTGACCCTTTTGAGATTCCCCGTTCATGGACTAAGTTTAGAGCTTGCGACTACGGTTACGGATCATTTACAGGTGTACTCTGGTTTGCAGTCTCTCCAGATGAACAGCTTGTGGTCTACAGGGAACTATATTGCTCTAAAGTTACAGCTACTGATCTAGCAGATATGATCCTTGAGGCTGAGGCTGAAGACGGTACAATAAGATACGGGGTGCTTGACTCCTCGTTATGGCATAAGCGGGGTGATACTGGCCCGTCACTTGCAGAACAAATGAACATGAAGGGATTACGTTGGAGGCCCTCTGATCGTTCTCGTGGCAGTCGTGTTGCTGGTAAGAATGAGATTCACCGCCGCTTGCAGGTAGACGAGTTTACTGGTGAACCTAGACTGGTATTCCAAGCTACCTGCACCAACACTATAGCGCAGATACCTACTATTCCGCTAGATAAGAAGAACCCTGAAGACGTTGATACTAATGCAGAAGATCACTTGTATGACGCTTTGCGATATGGTATCATGACTAGACCACGTAGCAGTATCTGGGATTACAACCCTGCTACACAACGCTCTGGCTTTCAAGCCGCCGATCCAACTATGGGATACTAACTAATGGCAGACATGGACGAACTCTCCTACGAAACAGATGATGTTGTCGCAGCAGAAAGCGAAACAGACAGCATCTTTGATTCTGTAAGTAGCATCGTATCTTTCGTAGAGTCTCGCTTCAAGCGGGCTGAAGATGCAAGGCTTGGTGATGAAGAGCGTTGGATGCGGGCATACCGTAACTATCGTGGCTTGTATGGCCCTGACGTACAGTTTACTTCTAGCGAGAAGTCTCGTGTATTCGTCAAGGTAACTAAGACTAAGACGTTGGCTGCATATGGTCAGATCATTGACGTACTCTTCGGCAACAATAAGTTCCCACTTACAGTAAACCCATCCGTTCTGCCAGATGGTGTTGCTGAGTCTGTACACATTAATATTGATCCTAATGCAGATGCAGCAGGCGCTACGCTACGTGAGCCTTTCACAGATAGTGCTGCACCTACGTATCTCTTTGGGCCAGACACAAAGCTGAAACCCGGTGAAACACTTCGTGATCTACAGGAGCGCTTGGGGCCACTACGTGATAAGCTAGCTCCTGTGTCTGACAAGATCGTAGAAGGTGATGGCACTACACCTACTAGCGTGACTTTCCATCCTGCTATGATTGCAGCTAAGAAGATGGAAAAGAAGATTCACGATCAGCTAAACGAGTCTGGCGCTTCTAAGCATCTGCGTAGCATGGCATTTGAGATGGCACTGCTTGGAACTGGTGTCATGAAAGGCCCATTCGCTCTAGATAAAGAATATCCTAACTGGAACGAAGAAGGTGAATATGACCCTCTAATCAAAACTGTTCCAGCTACCAATCACGTATCTGTGTGGAACTTCTATCCTGATCCTGAAGCTGCAAGCATGGATGATGCTGAGTATGTGATTGAACGTCACAAGATGTCTCGCAACCAGCTACGTGCTTTGAAGTCTCGCCCTTACTTCCTTGAGGATGCTATTGAGTCAGCCATTGATATGGGTTCTGACTATGTACGCAAGGACTGGGAGATGAAGATGGAGGATGACGATAGCATCTCTCCTGAGACTGAGCGTTGGGAAGTACTTGAGTTCTGGGGCTTTGTTGATTCAGACATGCTCGAAGAGAACGGCATCAAGATTCCACGTGAGCTACGTGACATGCCAGAAGTCAATGCTAACATCTGGGTAGTTAACGGCAAAGTCATTCGTTGTGTGCTGAACCCATTCAAGCCTGCACGTATTCCTTACTACGCTGTACCATACGAGCATAACCCATACAGCTTCTTTGGTGTTGGCATTGCAGAGAACATGGATGATACACAGACGTTGATGAACGGCTTTATGCGTATGGCTGTAGACAACGCTGTATTGTCTGGTAACTTGTTGATTGAGATTGACGAGACTAACCTTGTGCCGGGACAGGATATGTCTGTCTATCCCGGTAAAGTATTCCGTAGACAGGGTGGCGCTCCCGGTCAGTCTATCTTCGGCACTAAGTTCCCTAACGTTGCACAAGAGAATATGCAACTGTTCGACAAAGCGAGAGTACTTGCTGATGAATCTACTGGCTTCCCTAGCTTTGCTCATGGTCAAACTGGTGTCTCTGGTGTGGGCCGCACAGCTTCTGGTATTAGTATGCTTATGTCTGCTGCTAACGGTAGTATCCGTACGGTGGTTAAGAACATTGATGACTATCTCCTAGCACCTATTGGTCGTTCCTTCTTTGCATTCAATATGCAGTTTGACTTTGACCCTGACATTCGTGGTGACTTGGAAGTACGTGCTAACGGTACAGAAAGCTTGATGGCTAACGAAGTACGCTCTCAGCGTTTGATGCAGTTCTTGCAGGTAGCAAGCAATCCAATGCTAGCACCATTCGCTAAGATGGACTACATCATTCGTGAGATTGCTAAGAGCATGGACTTAGACCCAGACAAGGTGACTAACTCTATGCAGGACGCTGCTATCCAAGCTGAGATCATGAAAGGCTTCCAGCAGCCACAGCAAGCACCACAGGGCGCTCCTATGGGGCCAGAAGGGGGTGAACCCCAAGCACCTGCAGGAGCTAACCCTATGGACAGCACAGGCGC